AAAGGCGGGAAGGACAAGAATCCTCTCTCTTTTCTTCCCGTCAAGCCGGTAGCGAGCACGCTCACAAATCGCTCTGCCGCGCAGAACGTGCAAGGAGAATAGTGCTGTTCTTACCAGACTGTCACTCATATCATACGAATTTTTCTTCTCATGGGTAAGCACTCTTTTCGCCGGAGAACTCATGTGTCCACCCGCCATATTCGGCGGTGCACACGTGATGACGTCGACATATCCCCACTCGCTCTCGGGGAGAGGCTGCGGCACTCCCTCGCGAACCTCCTTAAAGATCGTGATATTCTCTGAATAGATGCAGTCGTTCGTTGCCTCATCATCCTCGTCTGCAAGATTCTTTTTGTAAAAAGCTTTCCATATATCTTCGCCCACAAGGGTCGAATAGAGATTGGAACAAATGCAGAAAGTCTCCTCCACACCGTCGGCACCGATGTGAACGTCACCGCCGGGGCTTGTCGCACCCCCCGGTTTCCCCGCCACAACCAACTTTTCCGGATGCGCAAGGGAGAGTTTTCGCGCGATGTCTACCAGTTCCCCCGCCTGCATATAAATGTGCGCCTCTTCCCCACGTATGCCAAGGAACCAGCGCCCTCTGGAACTCCCCAGACACTGCATCCCCATCGTACGGCTATATGCGTCTTCCTCACAAAAGTGCACGACTGGAACATTCAGATCAAGGTCTTCATAATCGTCACTCATAGAGTTGAGTATCGTCTCGGTGATAGCACAAGAATACGGGCTCAGACGCACATCTTCCAACACACGACGCTGTGTGTCCACGAAGGCATGGCGCATCTCAAATTCCCGTTTCATCCGCTCCTTCGCCAAGCGCTCTCTACGCCACTGCTGGCACTGCTCTTCATTACTCTTCATACCCTACAGCTCCTCTCTCTTCACAATCACAAAAGAATATACGAACGTCAACCGACTTTAACTCACCTCCGCTGCAGCGGTATCTGCGAAAGATACGTTTGAAACTCCTGTATCGAGTACATCATCTCATCGTAAAACCCATATCCCATCATCGAGGCTGTCACAAATTTCACGGGGAAGGGATAGTTAGACGGCTGCAATCCTGTCACAATCGTATGGAGACCATTCTTCTCGGGGTCATGATTCGCCAGCAAAAAAATCAGTGCGATGTTCTCACTCTGGATCGTAATATCGTGCGGCAAGTTCTTCATGTCAGGAATCAGCCCGAGTTCGCATTTCTGACGAAAGACCTCGGCATAGTCGGCACAGATGGCGGGGAGGTTTGCCGTCTTCAGAAAATGCCCAAAATCTCTTAGGTGCTCCATCAGCCCCGATGTACCGGACAGTGCCCCATCACCGTACTTCATCTCGATGAAAGCCAGCTTCGGCGCGTGGAGGTTTTTGCGTACCGCACCGATTGACGACCAGTGCACGGCAACCATGTCAAAACGTGCATCCTCATAGACAAACTCTGTGTCGACGATATAGTAGTCCGTCGCATGAGAAATCTCCCCATGACGATTGTTATCGCGCTCAACAAGCTGCTGAAACTCACGCTCGTACTTTGGATATTCTGAAAACCACCGATCCATCGCCTGTTTATAAATCGGCACCTGTTCGATCGCCTCCGCAATGGAGGGCTGTCCCGAAAGGTTTTGTCCATGACTACAATAGTTCGTGTCAAAATGCAGCACGTACTGCGTTCCGTTCCACTCGATGCGCAGCAGACTTCCTCCACGATAGTAAATACTGGCACATGTCCCCCGCATTTCGAGCTCCAGCGTTGCGTCCTGAAGCACGAGATTCAGCAGTCCGTTCAGACATCCACACGAATTCTTCAGATCGTGAAACATTTTCGAGCCAAGTGCTCTCATTTCAGCCGTCCTTTCTTCCCATAACAGTATCAGCAAAGATAGCGCCGCAGAGATTTCTCCTTGTGCAGTGCGGATATGAGTTCCCGCACGGTCATCAGCTCCACATCGAATTGAACGCCGCGCGCATCCATCATCCCGATCAGATCGCCAAGACGCCAGCGAAATGCATCGAACTCCTCACGCAGCTCCTCCTCTGCCTTGACATAGAGACTATACTCCGCCTCATCGTCAAAGAACGAAGGATTGCTGATGGTCCATACACAGAGGGAGAGTTTGACCTTCTCTGTAAGAGGAAGCTCCCCCGTGTAAAAGAGGGCATTGTAGATCGCATAGACATGCTTAAAGAGCTGCGCCGTATCCAGACGCTTTGCCAGCGGAGCATAGCCCTTTTCCCCCGCCTCTGTATGAAACAGATTCCGCGTCATTTCCAGACCAACGAACAAGTCCCAGTCAGGATATTGCTTCTCATTGCTCAAATACGATACCGGCAGTGGGTCATGCGAATTCGCCAGCCACTCTGTCATCTTCATCTCAAAAAGCAGCAGCTCGTCTCTGCGAGAGAGACAGGCATCGAGATGGGCTTTTGCAGCCGGATTGAGTGCGGTCAGCTGCTTTTCGTACGTCACAGTATATGCACGGCACATGATGTCGTAAGGTTCGCCATTAAACAGATACGCAGGACGATTGCCAAACAGATTGTACGTCATTGCCGCAGAGGAGTGAAGTGCACGCATATCCTTGTCAAGTTCACGCCCCGCACCCGCTTGGTAGGAATGCTGCACGCGGTCATACATCGGCTCAATCAGATTGTCGCCCATATCTTGTAGATAATATGGATTCTCCTCGCTGAAGAGGGCTTCTTTCCCTGGATTGAGTCTCATCCAGTGACGTTTGATTCCCGCATATACCTTTTCTTTGCTTACACCGCGTGCCATCATGCACACTCCTTCTCTACAATGAATCCACTCCAGTTATCCGCATACTGCAGGAGGAGCGTCAGCTTTTCCTCCCGTGCGGCAACGCTCCGATTGTCCTCGACATACTGCCCGTCATGATAGACGATTGCCTGTACCTCCTCCTCTGTCAGCGGGAATCTGCTCGCTGCGAGATAAAGTCCGCGAATCGGAACACTCAGATAGAGGAGGTCGCGGTTAAAACGATACGGGCAGCGCGATGCGCGCTCATCAAATGACGGCTCACTGCGCAGATACTGCGGTTTACCAGGCATTCCTGCCTTGCCGAGATCATGGAGGAGAGCAACGATGACGCAGCTCTCGTCGCTGATCTCAGGGGCGAGCACCGCCTTGATTCGCAGCAGATGCTCTGCAACGTTCACGCTGTGATCAAGCAAGCCGCGCTCCCGGCAGAGATGGTGGCGCGTCGAGGCGGGTGCCGTCAGATACGCTGTCTCCTGCTCAATATACGCCATCAGCGCACGAAACTCCTCTCTACGCCGCACAACTTTTGACTTGAGAACCTCGTAACGCTCCATGAGTTCCATATCCTTTATTCCTCCTCATCAAAATCGACAATTGTCGCCTGAGCCTCACTCCGCTCACGATTCCGCACTCTTGCACAGAATGCAAGTGCCCCGCGCACCTGCGCAGTCTGTTCAGGCCCCCCATCATAGATATAGAGCGAAGTATCTGTAAGTGCAGGAGGAATCTCCACGCGCTCCATGAATACGATAGCGAGGCTCCTGTCCTCCGCATAGGCTTCGTGATAAAAATTCAGTAAAATCTCACGCTCGTCTGCGTCCATCGCGTATGGATGCACGAAAAGTCCAATCGCCGGAAATGCAATCAGGTCGCTGAAATCCTCTGCCTCATACAGATGATAACCAAAGTCTGTCACGAATGTCCTGCGTACCCATTCCGTTTCCTCCGGTGTCAGTCCGTAGGTGTATATATTGCTCCAAAGATTCATACGTCCTCCTCATACACTCTTGCCATCCGTCGTATAGCCTCACGAACTGCCGTGCGCAGGCTCTGCGGCTCTAAAATCTCAACATACAGACCATATTGTAGTGCCCAGTACTTCATTGCCGCCTCATTGCACGAGAGTGTGATGATCATCTGATCGCTCTTCTCCTGCATGATGCGGAAGTCTTTGCCAAACCAGTCCACGAGTGCATCCATCATGGAGGTGTTTGTCCGCAGCTTCACGGTGACACTCTCGCCGCCGAACATATAGATATGTTCCGCCATGTGGCGCGGGAGGCTGAATCCACGGGCAAACTCTCGTACAGCACTCTTCGGCTTTGCCGCATCGGGCAGCATCTCAATCGCAGTAATGCGGTCGACACGATAGTGCGACACATTGTCGTGGGCATTGTGATTCCCAATGAGATAGTACCATCCGTTGTGTGCGGCAAGTTGGTAGGGACTCACGATATAGGGCTCACTTCGTTTCGGATGTAGTTTGAAGTCTGTCCCATAGGTGTTGTAGGTGAACCGCACCTTGCGTTTTTCCTCGATGGCATCGTTGAGCACGTCAAGCGCAATCATCACCTGCTTGTTGTCAGCGTGGGAAAGCTCAGGAAGATTCGAGATGTGTGCTATTTTCGCATGAAAGTAGCGATTGCCCAATGACCGCAGCTTTTCAACGAGCCGCTTTGCCTGCGCTGTCGAGAGCGTCCGCGAGAACAGAACACTGTCGATCAGCATACGCAACTCGGCATCATCGAAGTCCCGTTCCACAAGCCAACATCCGCCATGCGTTGCGATGTCGTAGCCCATGTCCTGGAGGGACTGGATGTTGCTGCGCACCGAGCGGCGGTCACAGGTAATCCCATACTGTAACTGCAGCAAACGG